AGGGTCTTCTATGCCCCTGAGCTTGTCGAGAACAAGGTCAAGGCCATCAGCAGCACCCTTACCGCCCCTGGCAAAGATGTCCGTCATTTCCTTTGCATTCAGGCCAAGGATCTTGAATGCATCGGCGCTCGTCTGGCTGGCATCCTTTGACCTGATGCCGAATTCCTTGATGGCGTCGGCAACCTTGTCTGCATCCCTGGCGCCGCCCTGTAGGCCCTGTTTGAGGATGCCCATAAATTGTTTGGCATCAAGGCCAACGTCTCTGAAGCTCGTGCTGTATTCGTTGACGGTATCAAGCAGGTCTTCAGCCTTGTCGTTGCCAATCTGAAACCCGCGTGTCAGGACATCCATTGCCTCTTTGGCGTTCTTGGCAAGGCCTGTCTTCATTAGCTGACCAACGGCCCTGGTAACGCCGCCTAGATCCTGGTCAAAGGCTGAGGCAAGGTCTAGGACGCTAGCTGTCACCGCCTGTAGATCAGCAGCCTGTGTATCGGCGCTAAGGCCTACGTTCAGCGTAACCAGGCGCAGGGCGTCATTCACCTGCGAAATGGATTCCCCATAGGCATCGCTGTATAGGTCCCCTGCGATACCGCCCATCTTCTTAGCTTGCTCTGCCGTTAGGCCTAGCTGTGCCTGTAGCTTGTCTCGGCCAACATCAAAGGTCATGGCCTGGCTGAAGGCCTCTTGGCCTATCTCGGCAAGCTTGCTGAAGCCTTCGCCTACGATTCCGCCGAGCTTGCTTATGGCCGAACCTACGGCGCTACCGGTAACCCCGCCGGCAAACGCATCAGACAGGCCGCTACCGCCTTCAGCTGCGGCCTCTGTGGCTTCCTGTAGGCCCTTGACGGCCTCGGTCAGCTGGTCGATACCGTCGGCGCCTGAGCCAACCTGTTTGGCCGCCTGCTCAAGGTCCTGAAGGGCATCCTCAGCCTTGTGCACGTCGCGTAGGGCATCAGAGGCATCGGCCTCAATCTTGATACCTACGGTGGCTGATTTAGCGGGCATTGCGTGCCTCTGCTATTTCCATTAGGACCTGCTCAGCGGTGACCAATGCTCTTGGTTCAAGCCATTGATTGAAGGCCGTTCCTGTTAGGACACTGATTGCAATGGCTCTGCGGTAGATACCTCGGGCAACGTAGGGTCCACATTGTCTGAATCCGCCTTGCCGGGCGTTGCCTGAATCTCGTCAAGCTGATCCATGAAATCATCGAAGGACGGAACGTCATGCCCGTAACGCTTCAGGGCTGAATAGACCAGGCGGAACGAGGTAAGGCCTGCGCCTTCCTCTTGATGCTCAGCGGCCTCGGCTACATCCCTGGCATTGGTCACGACATCAACAGGGCTACCCTCGTTCCATACAACCCTGAAGTGCTTTCTAAAGGTGCTCATCAGACCTTCCTATCAAGCTCAATTTGCAGCGCATCGGTGAAGGCCTGAAGCCAGGCGTCAGCAGCTGCCTCGGTACCCTTCACAAGGAACGGGTTTGGTTCTATGTGGCGCTTGCGCCACCCCCAATGGATAGGGGCGCTGTACGGCGCCAGGAACGTCACCGAGGCCCCATCGGCCCTACCTGATGCCCGTAGCGCCCCTGAGACAACAGGCGCCCTATTGCGGGCAGCCTGAAGGATGATGGCGCCTACCTCACGAGGGTTGAGGCTTGGCGCTTCCTTCAGCACCTGCTCAAGGCCCTGCGTTATGTCGTCAACGCCTGTAACCCTGACATCCATCAGCGCGAGGAATAGGTAGTGGTTTCACCTGTTTCAGGACCATCATCACCTGTGTCAGGCTCATCCTCGTCGGGATCATCATCCTCGGCGCCCTGGTCATCAGCAGCCAATGCAGCTGCACCGGCCGTCCAAGCTGTGCCGTTCCAATAAGCGTGTCCGCCTACGCCTGCGGTGCCTGTCTGAACGTACTGGCCTGTAGTCCAAGCGGTATTTGGTGAGGCCGTAACAGCGTTAGGCGTACCGGCAATGAGGTTGGCTACCGAGGAAGGGGCCGTGGACCCTGCTGGTGTCCAAGTACCGGGTGTGCCTGCGGTAGCGCCTGTGGAAGGCGTAGATGCGCCCCATGTAGCTACAGGCTGTCCTGCAATGGGCCAATCAAAGTCTGAGGTGATACGGGTATTGACGTCACCGCCAACCTCAAGGGCACGCACTGTAACGTTGCCTGTGATGGCCGTAGCGCCGTTGTTTGGGTTCCACACAAAGGGGACAGTCTCGCCATTGTGAAGCCAGGAATATTGAACGAGGGATACCCGTCCTGATGGCGCATCCCAATCCTGAATAGACGTTCCCTGTAGTGACCAGCTGGTAGTAGCCGAGGCCGTCAAGGTGTCACCACACAGGGTTTCAACCTCGTCACCTTCCTCGTTGAATTCAGGCACGACGCGCACGTTGGTCGGTTGGCAGGCGTAGTCAACGCCTGGCGCCGTACCCAATAGCAGCTTGCCAGTCTTGAGCTTGGACTCAGTAACAGCCATGGCTAGATCCCTTCACTACAGGTCAACAGGTAGGCAGGAAACGTCCTGCCATTCACAACGTAGGAAACAAGGTCAGCTGCTCGGATATCTAGGACCTGCTGAGCATGGTTAATCATTGCGTTCAGGCCCTGCCACGTTGACCTGTCTGCGCTATTGGTCGCGGGATACAGGGCCACAAGCTGCCAATCAGCTGTTACAGCATCACAATTCAGGTCAAACGTAAGGTTCGGCGGAATGACCAATACGCAAGGTGGCTGAGCTAGGGCAGGGTCCATTGTGGCCCTTGTGCCTAGGGCCTCAAGCCCTTGCACAATCTCAAGGCCTCTGGCGTAGGTATCCATCAGGCAATTACCGGTTCAACCCAAGGGGCCAGCATTTGGTCAATGTCCTTGTCTGAGGCCTTGATGGCTACAGCGCCCATATCAGCAATGCCAACGATTCCCTCAGGGGATTGGCGCCGCACAAGCAACCTGTTCGTCCACAAGAGGCAGGCATACAGGACATCAGTAGGGCAGGGCGCCGTAGCCAGGACAGGACACCTTGAGACAATGGCGGCCTTAACAGCCGACAGGGCCTGGTCAATCGCGACATCATCAACGGTATCTGTGACTCTGGACCATTGCTTGTATTCATCGATGTCAGGCCAACCAGGCCCTGTCGGCAGGGCCATTACTTTGCGGCCTTGCTATGGCTGCTGCTGGCCTGCGCGGGCGTACCGCCGTTGCCGTTGGCCGTGAAGGGAAGCACAGGAACGCCTGTGAGCTTCACAAAGGCCTTAGGCTCAAGGGTCAACCAGGCAATGTAACCGTAGAAGGCAACCTGCGTACCAAGGACGGACGGCTCAATAGCGGACACCTGTCCGCCAACAGTCTCGTAAACCTCAACGTAGGTACTGTCGCCAAGAATGGCCGTACCTGACGGAAGGTTCTTATCAATGACCAGCTTGTAACCCGCAAGACTGCCCGTCATAGACGTCGGGCTGATCGTACCGAGGCCGTTGACAGGGTTGACGGTGGCGAACATCTGACGGCCGTTACCGTCGACCATGGCGCCCAATGCGCCCCACACATCAGGGGCAACCCACAGGGTATCGGGCATGGTATTGGTCTGACTGAAGATCATGCCCGTTGCACTGAAGATGGCGCCTAGCAGGCCTTCAGCATCAGCGGTAGCAAGGGCCTTAGTCTGCGTGACCGTACTGAGGAAGTACGTAACAAACCCTGCGTCCGTAGCTTGCGCATACGAGGCCGCAAGGTCGGCAACGATGATGTCCATGATGGACGGGTCCGTCCAATCACGGTCCTGCCATGACAGGTTGACCACGCCACCGTAGGTTTGCTTAGTGACGTTGACAGGGTCAATGAGCATGGGACGGCTGAGCAATTCGGCTTTCTCAGCCGACTGCAAACCTGCCGTTGTGTACTGCGTAATCTTGGGCCGACCAAAGGTCTTACCACCGCCAGGAAGGGGCCTCAGCGTAGCGGCCTCAATAGCAGGGCGGCGCGAGGCCTGCTCAGTGTAAAGAGGCCCAAGGATAGGCGTAGGCAGAATGCCAAGGTTCTGAGCCGTGGTCTGATGCTGTACGGCGCGCTCAAGGTAACGGCTGAAACGGGCATTGGCCTCAGGGTCTTCAGAGCGTGTCAGGAAGTCAACGAGGTAGGCGCCAGGGCTGTCATAGGTAGGCACCTCAAGGCCGCCCTGCGCCTGGCGCTCAACCAGCTGGCCCCTAATGGGCTGATCCTGTGGCGGGCCGATATGAGCAACGAGGCCCTGATACGAGGCAGAACGCTTAGCAAGGTCGGCCTCAACCTCAAGCTCAGACTCAAGCTCAGTGATGCGTGAACGCCTGGCTTCACAGGTGCGCTGCTCAGCATCAGACAGGTCACGGTCATCATCAGCGGCCCTATTGGTGATGCTTTCGACATCCCCTAGCGCCTGCTCCATTTGGCGCTTGAGCCAATCAAGGCGCTTGCTTCCGGCAATTTCAGTAGGCATGACAAACCTCATTCAGAGAGTGATTTAGGTTCTCTGCATGGGTATTGCTCGGGCCAAGAGCAGGTGTCATGCCGTGTGTAAGTGAGGCCGACAGCCCTAGGTACCGGCGTACCTTGCGATGCAAACAAGGGGGAAGGGCGGTACGAATAGGGCTGTCGGCCGTCAAACCCGCACAAGCGCATTTAGACACGCCTGAGGTTGGCTGTCCAGTCCTTCCAATACTGAAGGCGCTCAGGCGGCCCGTCAGGGGCGCTACGGACAGCCGCAACCTGCGCCTGGCTGTACGCAGGGAATTGACACAGGGCCACATGATGCAAGGCCTTAACCCTGCGCCGATGCACTACCTGCCGGCCGTCAGGATGCTCAATAACAGGGTCATTGGCTGAAGGCCTGAAGGCCAGGCTAAGGCCTGTTGTCTGCCCGTCCCTGATCTTAAAGGCTGCTTCCCTGCCTGCCTCGGTATCGTCCAAGCGCAAGGCGCCTGCGAGGCCTGGCGGTCCGTCCTGCCAATTCTGGCCTCGGCCTACCCAATGGCCATTGTGCTCAAGCTGAACCCTGAGATAGCTGGCGTTGCCCTTGATACAACGGTCAAAGCAACCAGGGTCAAACTGTTCGTAATAGGGGCCAAACCCGTCATCAACCCTGGTCACCTGATTGTATGGCGCCAGTAGGCCTAGGACGGTACGGCCGTCCCCTGTGATTGATAGCTGGCTATCAATGGCTCTGAGGTACAGGCCATCATTCATATCAGAGCCTCTCAATCTCTTGTGCCAGGCCTTCAGCTTCCTTGACCCTGTTCACGATTGTCTGGCAATAGCCAGGGTCAACCTCAATCGCAATGGCTCGCCTGCCTGTCAGAATGGAAGCGACGGCTGTCGCGCCACTACCTGCGTAAGGGTCAAGGATGACTTCACCAATACATGAGGAGGCTTCCACTAGCTGTCGCACTAGGCGTACTGGTTTCTCAGTAGGGTGACGAGCGCACTGACGAGAATGAAGCCTAGGCACCCTTAGGACGGAACCCCTGCGCAACCTAACGGCAAGGCGCCCGTCACCCCGATCCCTATTAGCTTGGCTAGGTGTGTAGACACCAAACGTTATTGGCTCATGGGTGGTCCCCCAACAGGCTTTAGCACCCGGGCTCAGGATGGCCTTATCCCAAATGAGGCCTGCTGTTGTAACAGGCAGGCCTGCCAAAACCTCAGGCCCGAATACGTACAGATGCCTACCAGGCCTAAGGGCCTTGAGCGCGAGGCCAATGGTTCCACCAATATCCGCCGTGCCGTCGTCCCCTTCCATTTGAGGGAACGCTGCCCGTTCAGTCTGCCTACCCGTACCCTTCCAAGCCTGCCCATAGGGCGGATCAGTCACAATACAGTCAACCGAGGCCTTAGCAAGCGTAGGCAACACATCCTCGGATCGACCCTGAAACACAATGGCCAGCGGACTACGATAGATGACTGTCATGGCTGCGCCGGCTCAGGCTCATTGCCCATGGGGGATTGGCTTGTCTCAATGAAGTGGATCGCGCCAAGGTCGAAGAACGCCCTTGCCTCATCCCTGGTAAACAGGCCTGAACCCATGGCCTCGTTCGCAAGCTTCACTCTGGCTTCCATATCAGGCCTGAGAACATTGGCTTGGAAGAACCGTGCTTCCTGGTTCCGAGGCAGACACTGAAGGGACAGCTGCTGCTCAAGGGGAACGAGGTAGGCCATGACCGTTGTCGTGATGAATTGCTGAAACACATCAGTGATATTGCGGTAGGTAAGGCTAGGGCTGTCCAAGCCAAGCAGGGCGCCAGGGATGCCAATAGCCATGGCAAGCTGTTGCGCATTCATCCTGCGGGTTTCGTTCAGCTGTGATTCCTCAGCATTGCCATCAAGCACATGCAGCTTGGAACCTGAAGGCAGGACGGCCCATTCACGCGCCATGGCTACCTGTTTCATCTTGCCCTTAAGCAAGGTGGCCTGATCCTGCGTTAGGTCAGGGTTGGGATGCTCAAGGACACCAGGCGGTACAGCGCCACCCTCGTAATACAGGGCCGCCCATCGTTCAGCGGCAACGCTTGTGGCGATGAGCCTGCGGTACAGCTGTAGGACCCCCCTGCCTACGAGGTTGCTACATGACTTGTTCATCATCACATGGAAGATTTCAGGCTGTTCATACCTGATCCCATTGATGAGATA